TCGGTGCAGTTTGTAGCTTGCCTTGCAGCTCACGATTCTGGCGTTGCAATTCTCGATTCGTCTTTCGCAGCTCTCGAACCCATTCAGGCGCATGAGTCTGTTCCTCGGGAGGTGGCGCTTCCTCACCAATACTGACAACAACTTCCTCGGCATCCTCGGGTTCATCCTCATCAACTTGTTGGTTGACTTCGATTTCTTCCTCGTCTAACTCGATTTCATTGCTTTCAATTACTGCCTTTTGATTCATTGTGACCCTATCAAACTCACCCACTTTGAACGACTGGGTGGTTGCCGTTGATTACATTCTCGCCCTTTTTCAGTTATCTGACAACGGGCTGATAAATCTGTCCTTGCAAAATCTGCTGCACTGCTTCGGCATTTGTCAATGCCATGTTCTGGGCTGTCTCGTCAACCTTACCAAGCGTCTCGAGGGTTTGTGCGCGCTTCAGTTCGGCGCTGGCCACGGTCTCGACGGTATCGGCTCGGGCCTTGGCGGCCTTGGCGGTGGCTTCTTCGGCTGCGGCCTGGAGGTACAGAGCGTTCGGGTCTTGAGGCTTGCCCTGCATCTCGGCCATGAGTTCTTCGGCCTCGCTGTCGGTAGGCTTGACCACGCCCATACGCAGGAGTTTCTTGCGGAAGTAAGCATTAGCATCACCGACGCCCTCTCCCTCCATGTTCATCATGGCCATTGCGGTTAGAACCTGTTGGGTTTCCGGGTCTTGGGTGATCTGGAGCATGCCAGTCAAAGCCCGAACAGTGGCTGCGCGCTTGCTGCTGCTGGATGGTCCGACTTCCGCAACCACGTCAAAGGTGGCATCGCTCAAGTCGTTTGCCATCACCATCGCGCCGGTTTCCTGGTCAATGGTGGGTTGCATCAATTCAACCATTCCCGCCTCCCCAGTAGGAGCGATGGTTTTCATCTTGCGCTTGTCCTCGGTATAGATCTCCTTCGCCATGCCGAGCCAGATCTCGCCGCAGCGCTTCATGCCCTTGGCGAAATTGGACATATAGATGAAGGTCTGCATGTCCACGCGGGTTTGGATCATCTCCACGGCTTTGCCCGATACGCCGGAAACCATCTTGTCAGCCCCTTGCGGGTTGCCCAGGATGTCTTGCATGTCCTGCTCGGTGATCTGCAAGAGCGCAGCCATTGCCGGCGGGATTGCTGCCGACCTGGTGTACGCCACAGGTCCGCTGACTTGCGTGTTGCCATCTGGCCCGGTGATCGGGTTTACCAGCAGGTAAGGGTAATCACGCAGATTATCTTCTGCCCACATGACCTGATGCCCTGCCACTTGCTCAGGGGTCATGATGGGCTTCTCGATACTCGACAAGGCTGAAATTTCGCCCAGCTTGGACAGCTGCATATTCTTCAAGCGTTGAGCATCCTTGGCCAGGCGCACCGCGCCCATGCATCGCTCGATGTTGTCCACGAACCAGCGCTTGCCATAGACAACCACGATGGGAATATTCTTGCCCGCAATGTAGCCGGCATCTTCCAGGACTTTGCCGCCGGACATGATGTACTTGCGGACCCGCATGCGCTTTACCCGCTTCTGCCGGATCTCTGTCGTGCCGATGGCCAGCAGGGTTTCTTCGAGCATCTCGTCATTGGCAAAATCGGCTTGGGTGTAGCGTTCTTCCTCGCCGGTAATGTTCTGGAATATCCTGATGGTCTCGGTTTTTTCCTCGAGCTTGTAATATTCAGCGACAAATACAACGTCAGGGGTTGCCCAGTCAAACTCGTACTGATGAATGATCTTCGGCCAGTCTGCCGGGTCGTCGTTGTAGATTTCCTTGTAGCTGTCGCGGGTCATGCTCGTTACGACGAAGCAGAACTTTGCGTCTGACTTGTCCTGGCGCTTGGCGTTCAGATCAAAGAAAACAGAACTGTCGGCATCGTAGATCGGCTCAAAGCGGATCCGCTGCCGGTCGTCCTCGTCATCTTCCTCGTCCTCGTAAACTGTCCTGAGTCTCCAGGCACCGATGCCTCCGCCTACTGCTTCCTCGAATGCGTTGTCGTAGGCTTCGTCTGCCACGGACGCCTGTTCATCTGCGCGGTAAAGACCATCGCAGACCTCGGCCAGCTTGTCATTCTCGGAACCGTCCTTGCTCACATAATCGACTGTGATCCGGTTGTTTCGGTACTCGTTGACGATCCGAATAACCGCCAGCATGATCTTGTTGACTTCAAACTTGGGTTTGTTTTCGTACTGGTCATAAAGTGGGCCTTCCCACTGTGCGCCGCAGAGTGAGTAAAACCGACGGTCTTGGAGGCATTGCAAGCGCTCATCCCTCAGTGCGGTCTGGATGTCGTTGTACTGCCGCAAGGCATCAGCATGCAGATTCGCAAGCCGTTGGTCAGTGGGAATGCGTGCCATTTGTGTCCTTGTTATGCCCATCGTTTGACGTTTGGAAGTGGCGTAAATGTGGATGGTCTGCTCACTGCCGAACGCCTGATGCCCTCGCAAGCATACCGCAACGCATCAATAACGTGATTCTTCTTGTCCTCGAGTATAGGCAGTATTCTACCCGTGAGCGGGTCTGATTTGTAACTGTAAAGACTCAGCTCGTCAATGGTATGGATGCAGCGAGGGTGAACGACGATGTCGTAGTTCTTCAAAAACTCGATGCCTTCCTCGACTGACTTCGGGCCTTTTACCGCAGTCATGATCTTCGGGAAGCCGTTACGCTTCATGTGGCTGATAGTCTCCGGCCTGGCTGAATCGGCCACAATCGGCCACTTCTCAGCCTCTGGGACTTCCATGAAAAGGTCTGGCGTGTTGACGATCTCGCAGCCGACCATATAGGCTTCGTAGTCAATGTGCAGGGTCCGGCCGATTATGTGGCAACGCACCAGAACGGTAGGATCAACCGAAAAGCCCCAGTCAGCGCCCAGCCGATGGATGGCGTCTCGTGGTGCCTCAAAGTCGTCAATCTTCCAGTTCTTGAAGACTCGGCTCTGGCTGTTGGTCAGGTAGCTGCCCTGCCAAACGTGCTGATATTTGTCGGGGTCTCGGCGCTTGTCGTACTCCATCTCGTCGCGCAGGACGCCAGGGAACCAGGGGTTATCGCTGAAATTAACCTTGATGACCGTGGAATCTTTGGGCGGTGTCGGGCCACGCAACAAAAAGTCCACAGGGTCGTTGGCCTGGCGCGGGTTCCAGGTAAACCACAGTTCGGACTCGGGCTTGCGGATCGTTGGCCTCAGCAGGTCAAGGCTGGTCTGGCTCAGGCTTTGTGCCTCCTCCACCCAAGCGCAGTCGTAGCCCTCCAGCGATTTGATCGAGTCGGCGGTGTGATTCTGCATCCCCTGGAAAATAATCGCGCCATCGGCCTTCCTGGACTTAATAACGGCATCCTGGACTTCAAAGTAGGCACCGGCATTCATGGCCTCGATCTTGGTCTCCAGCAGCCGCTTGACGGACTGGTTCAGCGATTTCTGGATTTCACGGACACAGACGCTGCGCCGCTTCTGGTTCATGATGTGGGCCTCAACCATCAGCTCGGCAAACATGTGGCTCTTGCCGCTTCCTCGACCGCCCCATGCGCCTTTATAGCGGCTGGCCTCCAGCAGAGGCACGGCCCATTCTGGGGTTTGCAGCTGCAGGACGGTCATGCCTTGACGACTATCCGCTTGATTTCCCTGAACTCCAAGGGCGCACCATCTGCGCCTGTGACCTCATGCTTCTGGGTCTCGGCCCAGCGCATCTGGGTCTTGCTCCACCAGATCGCCGCGGTCGTGTCGCCTGCCATCACCTTCTGGAACAGGGTCTTGCCGACCTGCCCGTTGGCCTTGGCTTTGCCAGACACCAGCTCGGTGCCAAAGTGAGAGCGCAGCGTGTCAACGTGGATTCCATCGCGCACCAGGACTGCGATCTGCTCGATGGGGAGACCGTAGCCTGAGAGCGCCTCGACCTGTTTACGCTCGGAATCGGTTGGCTCAAAGGCCATTCGGCCAGCACCTGGTCGCGCACCGCCGTAGTTTGGGTCATGCGCTTTAGTTGGCACGATTTTTGTCTTTTTGCTTTTAAGGACTGGTTTTTCAAGTTTAGTGGCCATTTGTAACCTCCGCGAAAGGTAATCCGGTTTCTGCGTGTGTTGCTATTTTGCCTGTGAAATCCTGCCAGCGCTTTACGATGACATCGCAATACTTGGGGTCGAGTTCCATTAGGTTGGCATATCGGTTTGTTTTTTCACATCCAATCAGCGTAGACCCAGAGCCACCAAATAAATCCACCACAATGGCTTTTGGCTTGGTTTCTAGTTCTACGGCTCTTATAGTTAATTCCGTTGGTTTTTGGGTTGGGTGTTCTCCAAGTCTTTCAGATGATTGGTTTATTCCACGCACAAACCATACTTCTTTTTTTCTTTTTGGAAATCTCCAACACAATTCAAATCTAGAGCCAAATACAGAATTTTCCGATTCAGACTGGGCTTTAGACCATACAAAGTAAGAGCCATCCTTATATATGGGGATTGTGTCTGAGTAGTAGTCAGCACCCCATAAGTAATAAATTGGAGATTGAATCACCCCAAAAATATCTTGGGCGTTAAAGTCCTCATGGTCACCAATAACTTGCCTGTATTTGGTTTTTGTTGAACCCATTTTGGAATAGTCAGTATCTAGTCGCATTCCATAAGGTGGGTCGGTAAAAACCATGTCTGCTTTTTGCCCATCCATGAGCTTGATCACCGCATCAATGCTGGTCGAGTCCCCGCACATGACGCGATGCTTGCCCAGCACCCAAACATCGCCCAGCACCGTCACCGGCTGCTCTGGGACTTCAGGCACCGCATCCTCATCGGTCAGGCCTGGTTCAATCTCCACCGGCATCAGCGCCGCAATTTCCTCGGCTGTGAATCCAGTCAGATCAAGGTCAAAGCCCAGATCACCAATCTCGCCCAGCTCAAGCGCCAGCATTTCATTGTCCCACCCTGCATTCAGAGCGAGCTTGTTGTCAGCAAGTACGTAAGCGCGCTTCTTAGCATCTGACCATCCTGCGGCCACCATCACAGGAACCTCGGTCATCTTCAGGCGCTGTGCGGCCAGTGTTCTGCCATGCCCTGCAATGATGCTGCCTTCCTCGTCTACCAGGATTGGCGTTGTCCAACCCCATTCCCGGATACTGGCTGCAATCTGGCCGACTTGCTCGTCGCTGTGCGTCCTGGCATTGCGAGCGTAGGGCACCAGCTTGTTGATGGGCCATTGTTCAACTTTGTCGGCGGGGTTTGTTGTCATGCTGGATTTTTCTCTGATTTCGGTTGCGGGATTTCTGCTGGCCATAGCCCTGCATCCACCAGCTGGTCAACGGTCCTGCGGTGCGCCAGGTGCCAAGCGCTCTGGCGTTCTGCCCTGGATCCGCAAGCTCCTTGGTCGATGGCCTGGTGGCACTTCATGCAAAGCGCCGCCACAAGGTTATCGTCTGCCTTGATGCTCCGGCCTTTGCCGCCGCCCCAGTTAGTGTGGGCTGCCTGGACGACTTCCTGACTGCCGCAGAGTTGGCAGTCAAGGCTGGCCACCAATCGTAGGAGTTTCTTGCTTCGGATATAACTGTGCTTCGGAAATTTCAGTTCGCTCATAAGTATTGAATCGGTGCATGTTTCCGCATTCGTAGCGTCGATAAGTAACATTATTATCTCTTGGCTGCATTTTTCTAACAACGGCCCAGACATTACAAACCGGACATTTCATAGATCAATTTCTTTTTCCGCTGACCAGGCAAGCAACCATTCAATAAATTCAGAGGCATCTGGAATGGTGAACTTCCTGCTTTGCCATCCCAGTTGAACAACTCGTTCGCCGTCGAGGCTTGGCGCAACCTTCCCAATCTTTCGGTCTGTCTCGCTGGCCCACTGGTCAATCAATAGTCTTTTCCAATCGTCTGCAGACCATTTTGAACCTGCCGCCTTCATGGCTTGGTGGATCTTGTCAATGATTGCGTGAAACATATCGTTCTGCGTCGATGATCTGGTGGAGCGTTTCACTTCCAAGCGTATTGAATGCCCATCTGCCAGACTTTGCTTGATCTTCGGCCAGATCGTTTTAATGATTCCATTGGCCTGTTCTGGATTGTGCAGCTCAAAGATCATAGAAGCCTTAGCATCGACAGGGCTGATTCTGGGCTGTCAACGATCGCCAGTGGCCCACCTCTCCAGGATCCGTGCCAGCGCAGCTGGTCCTCCGTCAATCTTCGCTTGGATGCCGGCTTGGCCGAGTCTTTAACTTCCATAAGCAAGGTCTGGCTTTTGAATCCGACAAGCAGATCAGGTACGCCCTTGCCAACAGAAGCGAGAGACTGCACCGTAGCGCCAGCCTGGCGTAGAGCATTGACAACCGCTTCATGGTTTGCGTCCGTTCTGGCGGCTCTCATTGCGGGCCTTGTTCATGTCGTTGCGCAAGATAAGCGCTGCACCAGGTCCTCGGCTGCGTTCGATCTTCTGGATCATGTCGGCCCACCAGGCATTGGCCGGCGCCAATCCTTTCTCGGTCTGAATTGCTTTCCACCTGGCCAGCCATTCCCTGGCTTCGCATTCTCTGCGCCATTCTTCCGACTGGTTGTTTAATGTCACCGGTTGCTTTCAGTGCTTGATTTATTTCATGGCTTGGGTATTCGGAACCTTCCCGGACCCGGTTCAATATTTTGTGCGCTTCTTCTCTGGTCATCTTGACACCTTCATCTTTTGGCTGATCTCGCGCAGCTTGGCCAGCGCTTCCTGCTTGGCTTTCTCCGTCACAATCTTTTCGTGCATCGTCGGTTGTCTTGAGATCCGGAACGCTGGCTTTTCTGGTATCGATGGCCCGTCTCGCAAGAGTCTGTAAAAGGCAAGTGCCGATGGTGGCCGATCTGGGTTCATGTGCTTGAGTGCGAAGTCCATCTTGGGCCTGTATGTGAGTCCTCGGCCGCATTCATGGATCCAGGTCTGCCGGATGATTGTTGGCTCGATGCCGCGCCAGTGATTCGAAAAGGTGGCACCGTAGATTGCGCTCATCTTTGTGAACACGTAGTCAAAGCCGGTTTCAGCATCACAGAAGTCGTTCATTTTGCACCTCAATCGTTTCGGTTGCCCAGAAGGGTTTCGGTGTTGAAAGGCCTCGAGTGAGTGCCGTCATTGTTGCCTGCCGGCTGTCGGCTGCATTGACCTGGTCGATGGTCCACTTGGCTTTGAAGCCTGTCCAGCCTCGAGCGCAGCACATGGCCAGGGCTTCTTCCAGGCTTAGACCGGCTATCTTGGCTTCCTTGCCAATGCCGGCAATAGCTGTGAGAGTCACCGGGGCATTCTTTGCTTTCCTCAAGACAAGGAACGATTCGAAAACTTCCTGAGAAACGCCGTCAGGCGTAGCAACGGCAGTTGCTGTTCTCTTCTTCTTTTGGTTAGTGGTTAGTGGTTCTTGGTTAATGGTTAGTGGTTTATGGTTAGCATTGCGATCGCATTCCGTTGGCAATGCGTTCGCATCCACTTTTTCCTTTGCCCACCTAGCGTTTGCGCTGGCCGCAGATTTCTTGGATTTTTCTTGGTACGACGCAAGCTCTTCGCCGATCCTGTTCTGCCACCATCCAGCAGTCTCAGTCAACGTAAAAAACTCTCGCAATACGGTCGCAATGCAGTCGCAATGCGAACGCATGCGAATCAGCTTTCCGATCTGCTCAATGTCGTTTGGAAGGGGTTTTTCGTGGAGGAAGCACCAGTCGATCATTCGACGATAGGCTAAGTCCTCCAGCGGCTCCAGGTGGCCGGTGTGCGCGGAATAGTCCCCGATGTGGAACTTGTAGTAGTGCAAGAAAAGTCTCCTTTGGTGGACGGACCCAGTCTAGAAATTACCGGGTGCTGCCCAACCATTGCGGTTGTGAAAACGGTTACTGAGACCGTCCCCAAAGGAGACTGTGCTGCAGCAACACCAAATTACGCTTTCTAGGGCGTTGATCCATCTTAACTCTTAAACCACTCTGGCCGCAAGTGCATCAGCTGCCAAATGCGCGCCTGGGGGATCTTTTTCCACTGACTGATCGCGGCCGCCGTGATGCCAAGCATCTGGGCCAGTGCGGCAGCTGTTCCTGCCAGGTTGATTGCTTCGTCTTTGTCCATCCTTGCATGTTAAGCGCACTGCATGGGAAAGTAAAGCCTTGCAATACCCTACAAAGTTAAGGGGTCTTTGCAAATAGTCCTTGCATTGCTTGATTAGCTGGCTTATGATGCAGCCATGCCGTAGCAAAACGCAAGCGGTCTTGAAGGAAGCAAAATGATCTACCTCTCCTGCGCTGACACTGCCAAGTTGATTCGGACCGCTCTGAAAGAGTCCTTCCCAGGCGTCAAGTTCACCGTTCAATCCAGGGTCTATGCTGGTGGCGCAAGCATCGATGTAGCCTACACAAACGGCCCGACCTATGACCAGGTAAAGACTGTCACTTCAATGTTTGTCGGTGCGTACTTCGACAGTTCAACCGACTACAGAGGCTCCGTCTACAACAGCCTGGACGGCGAAGAAGTCCGGTTTGCTGCCAACTACGTTTTCATCAGCCGCAAATTTTCCAAAATGGTTTTGGAAATATTGGTTGATGCAAGCTGCAAGTATTACGGTTATGCAACGCCGGCTATTGTCGACAGCGGGTTTGGCGCTCAAATTTCCGACCAGGTCGACTATGAAACCAATCGCAGGATGATGGATTCTGTTGGCAAAGCCAGCGCTTGCGAAACCCATTACAGCCCGACGCTGGCCCGTGTTGCCTTCCTGGGTGATGACGGTTACGGTCAAGGCTGCGTTGGTCGCCTGGCTGCTTAAATCAACGGGGCTTCGGACCCATCTAAAGGATTAATCATGTTTCCCACACGAATCACAAAACTTCAAAAGCTGGTTGAGAGCGCCAAGCCAGAATTTGACGCAAAGACTTATCCGGCCTGGTTGGCTTTGGCAGCAGAGGCCCACCAGCTGGCCAGGGAGCTGGACAACTTCGAGGGGTCCGGAACCATTTGGAACGAGGACGAACACGAGGCCTGGCACGACTGGGGCGATGCCAAAGCCTTGATCTCCTTCCGTAGCTGCGATTCTTACTGCAGCGCCGACACGGTCCGCGTCAATGGAGTCTGGATTGACGTTGATGCAAACGTGCCGTCGACCATTTCATATCAATGGGACACCGACGAGTCGCACAAGATGCAAGAGCAGCTGGCCCAGGACAAATGCGACGCAATGGAGGCTGACTATGAATAACGAGCCAAGCATGATCAAGATCATTCTAGGGGCTGCTGTAACAGTCGGTCTGATCTATCTGGCCATGTGGCTGGCAATGGCGATCTTCTAAAAAAAGTTGCATTTATTTTTGTAGACCCCTTGCACTCGCTGTTTAGCTGGCTTATGATGCACACATGCCCTAGCAATTCGCAAAGGGTCTTTTTGGAGGTCTTATGACCGATTTCACTTTCTCCCCCACAGATTTTGCGGCTACCCAAATCACGGTGGTGGCCAACACTCAAGAGGCTTTGCAATACCTTGCAGAGCGTTACGGGTTTGCTTGCGTTTCCCTGAACATTCGCAAGTCTGCTGCACCAGACCTGGCAGACTCCTTTGAGTTTCAAGGTTTGTCTTATTCTTAACTTACCGGGCTTCGGCCCCTATCCCCTAACAGGTCTTTTAAGGAAAAATCATGGAATCATTCAGCAAAGTCGCAGCGGCCTTGGTTAAGGCCCAACGAGAATTCGGACCGGCGTTAAAGTCGTCCAGCAATCCACACTTTAAGAGTCGTTACGCCGACCTGGCCGCCTGTGTTGAGGCAGTCATCGAGGGATTGAACAACAACGGAATTGCCTTGATGCAACGGGTCAGCTCTTACGACTCTGGCGTGGTGGTCGAGACCGTATTCGTCCATGAGTCTGGCGAAGTGATCAACTGCGGCCAGCTGCAAGTGCCGGCCACAAAGCAGGACGCCCAGGGTTACGGATCCGCATTGACTTACGCCAGGCGCTATAGCCTGATGGCTGCTTGCGGAATAGCTCCGGAAGATGACGACGGCAACGCCGCCAGCAAGCGCCCACCAGCTGCACCAGCTGCGCCAGCGCCTGACATTACGGACCATCTGTCTGCAATTGACGCCAGTTCTAACAGCGAAGAACTGACTATTGTTTTTAAGACTGCCTTCGATGCTTGCAAGGGCAATCAAAGCCTCCAGGCTGCGGTGATGGCTGCGAAGAAGTCCCGTGTTGAGCGTGCCAAACAGGAGAAAAAAGCATGAGTTACACACCTGAACGCTGGCACTTTCAAGACAACACACGTTACCAATTTCCTTGGACAACTAATCCATACAGCATTACCACAAGAAAAACCGGAGTTCACGGCACAACAATTGCCAATATACCAAATAGAAAAACAGTTCCCGATGCAGAGCAGCGGGCTAATGCAATGTTGATTTCTTATGCTCCTGAAATGTTGGAACTTTTACGCACATTTATTGGCTGGTACTCAAATAAACAAAATGATAATTTTCACAGAGTTATGCCATTCAAAAATCAGCCTCCTGAAATACAAAATGCAATGAAGTTGATTGAAAAGATAACAGGGGAATCATATGTCTGAAGAAATCGAACAACGCACAGACGAATGGTTCGCGGTCCGCCTGGGCAAGGTCACCGCGTCCAAGGTTTCCGACGTGATGGCCAAGACCAAGACCGGTTACGCCGCCGGCCGGGATAACTACATGGCCCAGTTGGTAGTTGAAACGATCACCGGCACTCGCCAGGAATCGTTCACCAATGCAGCCATGCAGTGGGGGACCGATCAGGAACCCTTCGCCAGGGGGGCTTACGAGGCCGCCACTGGCCTGACGGTCCAAGAGGTGGGGTTTGTGAATCACCCATCAATTGAGATGGCTGGCGCCAGTCCTGATGGATTGATCGGTGAAGATGGCTGCATCGAGATCAAGTGCCCGAATACCGCCACGATGATTGAGGCCTTGCTGTCTGAAACAGTTCCGGCCAAATACTTTGCCCAGATGCAGATGCAGATGGCTTGTGCTGGCCGGGACTGGTGCGATTACGTGGTCTTTGATCCACGCATGCCAGCCAAGGCGCAAATGTTTGTAAAACGAATCCCTCGGGATCAGCCGTTCATCATCACGATGGAGGCTGAAATTAAGAAGTTCCTGGCCGAGCTTACGGTCAAGGTCGATAAATTAAATCAAATCATTGGGGAATAAAAATGGCCAAGTTAATGCAAGAAGTGACCGTCGTCACCGGAACTTACACAAATGCGAAGGGTGAGCAGAAGAACCGTTACCAGCGAGTCGGATCTATCATCAGCACAAAGAATGGCCCGATGCTGAAGATTGACGTTATCCCGCTGAAAGAGGGCGGGTGGGATGGTTGGGCTTACCTGAACGAACCGCGCCAACGGGACGACAGCCAGGACGACACGTCTTTTTAAGGGGATGACATGGGAGCAGTAATTTCTATCGCTTGCTTCTGTGCCTGGCTGACTCACATATTCACTTGCTTTGGCGAGGGGATGTGGGGCTTCCTAGTGGCCGGTGCGCTGTTCTTCCCGATTGGGATCCTGCACGGATTTTTCATCTGGTTTCGATGAGGCAAACATGAAACAAAAATTCAAAGATTGCCCACCCTGTCAAGGTGACTGTGATCAAGGCCGGCTTTGCGCAGACCACCACACTCACAGCATAAAACTTGAATTGCTGGTCACTTACGTCGGAATTGTGCTTTTGTACATTTCCGCAAGCTGTTTCTTTGTTTGGATGTTTTTATGAGCATTTTTAACATTTATAGCCCTACATGCATCAGTTTTAGCGGAGGAAGGACAAGCGCTTACATGTTGTGGAGGGTATTGCAGGACAACAATGGAAAGTTGCCAGATGACGCAATTGTGTGCTTTGCCAACACAGGTAAGGAATGTGAAGAAACGCTCGAGTTTGTGCGTGACTGTCAAGTGAATTGGAATGTGCCAATTGTCTGGCTGGAGTACATCGCTTATAAAGATGATGAACCTAAATTTCAAAAAGTTACTTTTGAAACAGCAAGCCGTAATGGAGAACCTTTTAAGGCTTTGATCGTAAAACGTGGCTTTGTTCCCAATCCTGTTGCTCGGTTTTGCACCGTTGAGTTAAAGGTGAGAACAATCCACCGTTACCTTAAATCAATAGGTTGGAAAGAATGGGATTCGATGCTCGGCATCAGAGCAGATGAGCAGCGCCGACTTGCAAAGATTGGAAATCAAGACTACGGTAAACACGAAGAAAAGATTGCTCCTCTTGGATCAAGTGGAATTACAAAAAAAGATATTGGAAAATTTTGGAATGAACAATCGTTTGATCTGGGCTTACCTAATAACAACGGAGTGACAATGCATGGCAACTGTGATTTATGTTTCTTAAAAGGTGCAGCACAAATTCTTAGCCTCATTGCAGAAAAGCCAGAAAGAGCAATCTGGTGGGCAGAAATTGAACAACTTGGACTAGCCGCAAAGCCTAGTGGTGCCAATTTCAGAACAGATAGACCTAACTACGCCGCTATGCTCAAGTTCACGCAAGAACAGCGCGATATGTTTGATCCAAACGAAGAAGGCATTTCATGCTTTTGTGGAGATTAAATAATGATGGACGCCGACAAGTTTGACCAACTGGTCAAGGCCTTGGCTTCGCTTGCCTATCCACGGCCGGTGAACGTGCTTCCAGGCAATGCGCCAGCATGGGTCGGGTTGACGGATGAGGAGATCAACTCATGGGACTTGCCGGACAAGCCAACAGTTGCAGAGTTTGCCCGGTTTGTGGAATCTAAAATTAAGGAGCGCAACACATGAGCGGTGGACACTTTAACTACGACCAATACAAAATCGGTCAGATCGCTGACATGGTTGAGCAGTTGATCATCAGCA